GGCCCACAGGTAGTAAAGGTACCACTGGTTCTAAAGGTGCTACAGGTGCCGATGGAGATATTTACACTTGGAAAGGTGCTTGGGCGAGTTCCACAGCCTATTCAGAAAACGACACCATTGAACACAACGGTAGTGGATATGTATGTACAGTTGCTCATACTTCAGGAGCTTCAACCGAGCCAGGTGTAGGTGCTTCTTGGGCAGATAAATGGGATTTGTTTGTAGAAGGATTACCAGAGCCGAACTTAACAACAGCAACAACAACAAACTTAACTGGTGTAATAACAGGAAATGGTAGTGTATTGGCTTCTAAGGCTAATCCATCAGGTGCTTTTGTAGGAACAACCGATACTCAAACATTAACTAGCAAGACCTTAACAAGTCCAGTAATTGATACAGGGGTGAGTGGAACTGCTATATTAGATGAAGATAATATGGCAAGTAATAGTGATACTAAACTGGCAACACAACAGAGTATTAAAGCCTACGCAGATACGAAGATTACTAAGGCACCAAATATAACCTCTATAGACGATACAGGAATAGCAGACGGTGAAGTAGCAATTTTTGACTTGACCAACAAAAAGATTAAGACTTCAGACAAGACACTTCCAACAGGAGCAATAGTAGGAACAACAGACACACAGACACTAACTAACAAGACAATAGATGGAGTTAACAATACATTAAAGAATATAAGTATAAATGCTCCACAGGGATTTCTCATAAATGGAAAAATCTTACCGACTGTTTCGGCAAATAATTTGACAGTAGCAATCAAGGGATTAGATGGGAATAATCCTAGCTCAACTAATCCTGTGTATTGTAGGATAGGAGATACCATTAGAAGTATAACTTCTGCTTTGTCTGTAACTTGTTCTGCTGGAACTAATTGGTTTAATGCTGGTTCTAGTGAATTAGCAACGAAAGCAATAGATTATTTTGTTTATTTGGGATACAATGCAACTGATGGTGTAGTTATAGGGTTTTCAAGAATCCCTTATGCTCGTGAGTATTCCAATTTTTCTGCTACTTCTACTAACGAACTTTATTGTGCTATATCAACAATAACAAATGCAACTTCTGGGGATGATTATGAAAACATTGGAAGGTTCAGAGCCACTCTTTCTGCAGGAGTAGGATATACTTGGAGTGTTCCTACTTTTGATACTACTAATTTAATACAAAGACCTATTTATGAAACATCTTGGTTAAATTGGCAACCAACTTATGGTGCAGAAGGAACTATGACCTATACAAGTGTAACAACAGACCTTGCTAAATATAGATTAAAGGGAAACGAAATAGAAGTTTGTGTTTATTTCTATGGAACTACTGGGGGAACAGCATCTAATGCCTTCTATGGCACTTTACCAATTACTACAGCTGGAAATAACTATCAGGCTACTCTGATTCGTGATGGGGGTTTATCTAGTGCTAATACTTTGGGTGTTACAAATATGAATGGAGGACAAATAAGAGTTCATAAACGAGATTATACCAGTTGGGGACTTGGAACTATGAGGTTAGTTTATGGGAGAGGTTTCTCGGCAACAATTAGTATAGATATTTAAGAATATTAATGGTTATGCAAAACCGACACAATATACACAAATATATAATAGGAGTAGTTCTTTTGATAGTATTGTATTTTCTGCGAGATTACATTGCTTACTTCTTTTTACTTTTAAGTTTAGGATTATTTAGATTATGAGTGATTTTAACTTGAGAGTGGATTAACAATGAGAATAACAAGAGGACACACAATATCATTTATAGTAGGAGTTCTAACAACCCTTCTCTTATTGTTTTTATTAAGGTGGAATATCATGTGTTTTTTAATTTGGGTTTATCTTAGACACTAATGGCTCAAGCATATAATGCAATAATAGCAACAATTGTAAATTTTAAGATTAGTGTTTACTAAAAATGAGTGATACAGGATGGAAAAGTCCAACAAGTAATGCAGGGGTTGGAGGGAGTTATTGGCTTTATCCAACAGAGGCTTATTTAGAAGATGGACTTTCTGCACAGGGCGAGTATAGTTCTAGTGGAATCGTTAGATTCTCTATGAGTTTTGATGGAGGAGTTTCATATCCGGCTACTGGACAGCAGCAATTAACAACAACAAATACTGTCTATACACAGGGAGGAGATAGTAGTTTGTGGGGACAATCATTGAGTCCATCTAGTTTTAATGATGACAATTTCCATATAAGAGTTAAGGATGAATGGAACATTGAGCATGATTATTATGGTTTTGGTTTTAATATTCCAACAGATGCAGACATAGATGGGTTAGAGATAAAGTTAAAAGGGTATTACTATCTTGGAAATTATTCTTTAAGAATTGATTGTATTTGGGTTAAAGTATATTATACAGAAATTACTCCAATAGTAGGCAAACAATATTCTCTTCCACCATTTAGGCGTAGTGTATAATTATATAAGAGGATACTAATTTAGAAGTAATATTATGGCTAGAAGTAAAAGAGTCGTACAGAAATATGATACAATAGAAATATAACTTGTAAGCAATTTATTTATGGACGGAAAAACAATTGTAGAGTTTAACGAAATAACTACAGTAGAAAGTGGGGACAAACTTCTTGGTGTGGACATAAGTGACACAAGTGCAAGTGCAGGGGGCACCAACAAACATTTCACGAAAGGAAACTTGTTAAAAGAATATGTTACCCTTGTGGGAGAAGAAACCCTAACCAACAAGACATTGACCTCCCCAGTGGTAACCGATGTAGATATTACAGGAGGGAGTGTAACCGATGTAGATATTACAGGAGGGAGTGTAACCGATGTAGATATTACAGGTGGTAGTGCAACCGACATAGACATAACAGGTGGTAGTATTTCCGAGAGTACCAATGTTGTAGAGGTACTTAAAAAGGTGTATCCAGTAGGGTGCATTTATACTTCAACGGTATCGACTAATCCTAATACATTGTTTGGGTTTGGTACTTGGAGTGCCTTTGGGGCAGGTAGAACTTTGGTGGGTATTGATAGTGGGGATACAGACTTTGATACTGTAGAAGAAACTGGTGGTGCAAAGACACACACATTAACAGTAGCAGAAATGCCTGCCCATCGGCACCCTATGGCAAGAGCAGATGGTGGTACGACTTACCAATATTCCTACAAAAACAATATAGGACACCCAACATCAGGGGTAGCTTATACTGAGAGTGCAGGTAGTGGTTCTGCACATAACAACCTCCAACCTTACATAGTAGTATATTTTTGGCAGAGAACAGCTTAATTTTAGTTAATACACAATGGCACGACAAGAAAAAACACTAACAGAATTAGAGTTTCAGCCTACACTAATTTAGTAGAATACAAATGGCTAAGTACAAGGACAAAACAATAAGTATAAAAGAGGGGTACGGGGACACCAATATAAATGTATTTACCCTTGCTTCGTTGCCTTTTAATGATGTCTTTGATTATGAGGGTTTAGGGTCTTTTGTCGACAAACTTGCAACAACAACAGTGCTTTTCAAGGACAGGCTTTCTTCTTTTAGTGAGCCTATTTTAGCACAAGACAAAACCCTTCTTCTTTCACAGGGCAAGGAAAACAACCTAGGGTATTACAGGGGTATGCTGACAAGTTTAGAGAGTATTGCAAATTCCGATAGTTTTAGTAAACTAAGCATAGAGAGTGCAACTAATTTTAGTGATGACACAACTAATGAGTAAGGAAACAAGAAAAGAAGAAAACTGGTATACAATGAGAAGATACGATTTAAGTGGGGGGATGGAAACAAGTACAAACCCATTTCTTATGAGTGATGCACAGTTTACTTATTTGAAAAATGTTAACCATGATGAACAGGGCTCTTTGAGTAAGGATGGGGGGTATTCAAACTTTAGGTCAGCAACTACAGGGGTGGATAGTGATGACTTGGTGTTTGATTATATGAACTGGTCAGGTGTACACACTCCGATTAAAATTGCAGGAGGAAACATTTATAAAGCAGAAGTAGGAGGCAGTGAATGGACTCAAATACAGGCTAGTGCAACCAGCAGTGGAAAGAGGGTAAGTGCTGTTAATTACTTAGACAGAATGTACTTTACTACCGAGTCTGATAATGTGCAGTATTATGATGGTACAGACATAAAAAATATTTACGCAAACAATGGGAATGCAAATGTAAGGGGGAAATACCTGGCAGTTCTGGGGCCTCAATTATACTTGGGGAATATAACTACTGTTCATGATGCAAGTACAGTAGTGTCTTCGGGACAGGGTACACACAGGTTTTACAATCCTACTTTTGAGAATTATGACACTTATGCAACAACCTCACAGAGGTTTACAGTCAATGGAGAGATAACAGGTATGGTAGGCTATCAAGGGGTGTTGCTTATATTCACGCAAGAGGCTATGTGGACTTACAATCCAGAGGTACAGGCTTCACCGAAAGTAGTTGCTGAAACAGGCTGTATTGCCCATGACACAATACGAGAAATAGATGGAACCCTGTACTGGACAGGCAGGGACGGAGTGTACAGGTTTACAGGGAATAGTATGCCAGTATTGATTTCACTACCAATAACCAACTGGGCTGTTAATTCTGTATGGAGGCTTATTAGTGGAAGTAATTGGACTAACATGAGTGCAGGTGTACTGGACGGAAAGTATTATTTATGGGTAGGAGACTTAACCTCGACCCTACCAGGGGACAGTAAAGTGTTAAAAGATGTAGTGGTAGTGTACGACACTTATAGGGACTCTTGGAGCTTTTACGACAACCACCCTGTACGACAATGGGCGACCGTTGTGGACAGTAATGGGAATAAGAGACTTATTATGGCGAATAACAGTAGTGGGCAAACACTTATTAGGGATTACAGTTATACACACTCAGGAAGTGCTATTGAGTCTATTATAAGGACTAAATACTTTGATTTTGAAAACCCTGAGGCAGAAAAAGCACTCAATGATATGTTTGTAAGTTATAGACCAGAAGCAGAAACAGACAAGTATTTAACAGTGTCAGTGGCAATAAATGGGAGTAATGATTACGAGACCTATTTAGACAATGCCAGTAGTAGAAGACTACCTTTAACAGGGGAGACTACAAAGGAATACCAGTTTGAGAGAGTGTCATTGAATGGGCTTAGAGCAAGGACTGCTTCGTATGAGTTTAAGAATAATGATGAGGGGGTGAATGTAACCCTGCTTGGTTTTAGCCAAGAGTTTATGTACAAATTACCTAATATGAATTACACAACATAATGCAAAGTGGAATTTATGATGCAAGAGGAAAACTGATAGAAACAACAGTGGAAAGAATAGAAGAACCACAAGTGCCCAAGAGTTTTGAATTGACAAAAAACGAGGGGGGATTAAGTACACTCTCTTATTTGGCGAGTCCTACCCTGCTCACAGGAAATTATACAGGCAATATTCTAATCAGAGACAGTGTAGGTAATGTATCTATATTTATCGGAATGGAAGAATGAAAAGGGGTGTAATAAAAGTGGCTAAAAAGGGTTTTGATGTGAGGTATGTACACCCTAAAAGCCTGACAGTCTATACTGCTGGGAACCAATTAAAATTACTTAAAAGGGTTACTGTAATAACAGACGACCCAATAGAATAATGGCATGGTATCAATCCAACCCTATGACCCTTTACAAGAAAGAGTACACCCACAACTTAGGCTCAGAGCCTATTGTGCTTGCCTATGTAGACTTATCAACATTGCAAGAATCAGGAACGACTGGCTGGAAGCAAATACCTTTTACTTATTCAGGAGAAATGTATTTTGACCCAGACTGGGGAACCTGGGCATGGGATGTGGGGACAGTACGGTGGTACAGCAAGGATGAGAACACTATTGTTTTTGAAGCCCCAGAAAACACTAAGATTGTGGCAGATATATTTATAGACCCTCAGTATAACGCATGGTATGAGTAGACCAGTAATAAAAATAGCAAAACCAGGAAGGTCAGTCATAGGATTAAGCCCCAAGGACTTTGCACTGAACACAAAGTATGCACTGCCAAAAATATACAAACAGGTTACGGTTGAGGATGACACTATTATTCCCAACCCCTTGGGCTATCCTCATGGGGCATGGTGCTTCAGGAGGCTCAACAAGGACAGCTACTACTCACTGGGGGGTGCCGAGCCAGCAAGTTTCTGGGAGCCTTATGTTCATGTATCTGGTCCTATATTGAGCTCGCTGTTCACAGGGAATGAATATACCTGCCTAAGTTCCACATCGTCAGGTTCCCTTTATGCTGGGGCGACAGTGAGGGATAACGAGATTGAGATTAGAAACCTAGAGCATATCATTGGCTATGATGGTGGTACTCCTATATACGGGAAAGACACTTCCATTTCCACGGCTTTGTTTGCTGAGCCACTGGGGGAAACAGACAAGGACATTACCGTAGGGGGCAACCCAGTGTTGAAAGTAGCCCCAGAGGGTAGGGATGTAAAGGCTTTGGAGGCTTACAGGCAAAACCTGGATGGTAGATTCGATACACTTAAAATATTCAAAACAGGAGAATTGACTCTTTCGCTACCAGAGGAGACCATACCCTACATGGGAGACTGTGTTGTGAGGACTGCCACCTTTAACCATGGACTGGGGTACCCTCCTATGTATTTTCCCCCTGCCACTGTGAACATGAACCTTAGCACTTGGGGAAACACCCATGGGAATATCAACGAGCGATACCCCTTGGCAGTGCCAGGATTTGGTTATGACTTCTCAACAGTAGATGTCTATGTGGATAGCAACAACCTCTATATAAGGAGTATTCGTGCGTCCAATGGGCCAGACGCATTTGGTTCGGAAACAGGCCCTAGGACACACCCAGCATTGACCCTTAGTTTGCACTACACACTTTTTTACAACGAGATTGGTAGTGATTTTGACCTGTTGACAAACTAGCCTATGGGCTATATGCTATATAATATAAGCTAGAAAAATCAAGTATGACACGGGAGGAATTAAAAAACGACTTTGGCTCACTCATAAACCAGGTTGACAATTCTGGTGAGTTTGTAACCTCTTTTGTAACTGACACTGAGGCAGAGAAGTGGCTAAATGACTACTACCAGGAAGTATACAAATGGTATGCAACAGCCAATAGGGACAGGTTTACCACAACTGCTTATGCCAACACAGTTACGGACCAGTCTATTTATACCTTTGGTGGTGATGCCATTGACCTACTTGCAATAGCATGGGTGGGTCTTAAATATTCTAACAACGACACTGACTACAGGAGAGTGGAGAAGATGAATAAGGCTGATTACTACGATACAGGGTATGAAAAAGCGACTAAAACCTCTCCTATATATTTTGAGAAACAGATATACAACACTTCTTCAGGACATTACGAGTTAGGAGTAGAGTTTCCAGAGGCTTGTATACCAGAAGAAAGCATTACAAAAGGACTTAAGGTCATGTATATAGAGAGACCAGCAAGAATGGAGGAGGATACAGATATACCAGAAAAGCTCCCAGAGGAATTGCATAAATATATTTCCATGGGTGCAGCGGTTAAGGGGTTTATGAAAATGGGAGAGTTTGCAAAGGCAGAAGACTTGACAGCATGGTTTGACAGGGCTATGTTAGGATTTATGGCACAGGAACAGAGCCTCAGTTCGGAAAGAACTAAAAGGGTTAAAATGCCAAAGCGAGATGTAGTTAATTTTTATAGATACGACAGATGATACACACTGTTAAAGGTGGAGAAAGTTTAAGCCAAATATTAAAGAATTATGGAGTATCTAGTTATGCCAGTCCATCTACTTGGGCGTTGATTAAGACCAAGTCAGGGAGTCCCAGTTTAATTCGCCCAGGCGAACAGTTAGACTTGTCCCCAGTAACTCATTTAATGTCAGGTTATCAGGCTCCAGGAACATCGGGGAGTGCTGGTGGTTCGAGTGGAAGCTATTCTACAGCGACAGGATTAACACAAGGTGCTACAAAGGGGCTTTCCCCAGGGAGAAGTTTTGAAAAGGATTATGGAACAGATGCCAATTTTACAGGGTTGGTACCTTACTCAGCATTTAGGCAGTTCGCAGCAGAACAGACAGCCCCAGAGGCTCTCAGGAGTGCCAGCGATATGATGAGGAACTATGACCTAGGGAGAATAGGCACAGGTTCTACAGCGAGGGCAAGTGGGTATGAGGAGTATATGAGAAGTCAGTTATTGAAAGATATAGATAGAATGCAAAAGGAGATGGCAGAACCATACTACCAGACAGCAATGGACCGATACACAGACTGGTTAGCGTCTCAGAAGAAATCCTATGAAACCGACCCGTCGTATCAACTACAAAAGTATGTAGACCCAAATTATCCTGGAATGAACTTCCAAGTTCAGAAAGGATTAGACCAATCAGTATATAATCCACATAATTTATCTCAGTATTTTAGTTCAGGGTATAGTGCCCCAGTGGACTGGAATAAATTATATGGTACAATAACTTAAACATTTAATTAAGAATTTAAGAATATGGATAATTATGACCAAATAACACAGACACTAAGAGCATACGAAGCCGATGCTCCTGGGGTAGAGAAGTTTATTAGAGACTCTATTCTTGGTGCAGTGGATTCTTATAGACCTGAATTGGAATCAGTGAGGAATTATGAGCAGAGTCAATTACCAGCATTCTTTAATTCGTTTAGTGGGTATGGTATGGGTACTGGTGCAAGTGATTTAAGCCCCACAACAAGATTGGCGAGTGCAATGGGAGATGTTTCAAGACAAGCAACAATGGGAATGACTGCAAGGGATGTGTTAGATGCAAGAAAAGCCAGGGTGGAAGATTTGATAGCACAGACCTATGGACAATGGCAGGCAGGGTATAGTGCACAACAGAATGCATGGCAG